TGCAAAATGCCTTGCATCATGTTGCTAGCGTTCCACATCCTTCTTGGGTCCGGAGTCACCAGCTTCTTAACTGACTTCTTCTTCTTGCCTTTGATCCTTTGGCATATTTCCATAGACAATTGATTGATCTCCTCGGATCTATCAGTTATTCCTGCACACATTGCTAGAGTGTCAAACAGCTTTGGGGGGATCAGCAACTTTTTGCAGGTGAATGTATTCAAGGATCTGCAAATGGCAGCATGCCACCTTTGAGGCAAGATCCTGCACAGAAAAGTCGCAAAGAAATCCATCGTGAATTTTTGACACCACGTCTGAGCATCGCCAGAGCACCTCACAGTTGAATAGTTCCAGCTTGGGAGTGACTCTTTGGCTTTGGCAACTTTCTTCCCATGATCGTAAATTCTAGGCGTCACATTCTTCTCAGTCAAAGTCTCAGACGGGTCGAAGTGGCAAAGACTCCTTGAGATCTGCTCAATAAACTTCTGCACGATGCGGAAGACAATCTCTAGAATGAAAATCTCTCTGGGACCACCCTTTTGAAGCTTCTTGAACATCTTCACTAACCCTCCTTGACCATCTTCCAACATGGCTATGTAAACATCTATTTCACACATTGGGTTCGGATCCGTCTCAGGCCTCTCTGACATGAGCTCCAATATATTCTCAGAAGTTGTGTTACTCTTGGTTCCCCTCTCAGACATATCGTGCCAGGGTAAACCGTTAGCGCTGCTTTTCTTAGTTGATAACTCTTTGAGTGTCACCGCAGCTAGGTCCTCCTCTATTCTCTTTTCAGCCATGGTAAGGAAGTTCCTCCCGTGTAGTTTAGTCATGACAGATATCCAGTGATCTGTGGCAACTATCACGTCTCTTTGGGAAAAGGAGTGATCAAGATCCTCATTATACTCTCTCAATTTTTGAAACCCATTTTTTTCGAATGACCTCCAAAGAGACAATTCTTCCTTGATGATCTTTTGAACAATAGACTTAGCGCCTTTATAGCTATTCATCTCAGGGAGCGGAGCGCACACATGACTGCTATAAAAACCAACCATGATCAACTCGAATTTCGGCACCTTCATTCCAGTAAAGGGATCCCAAAGACCCTCGAACAAGTCATGCGAGACGCCTGTTTTGGTTCCAGGAGATAACATTTTGGGAGGTTCTTCCATCATAACACCCATCAGATGGATGTATTGCTGCATAAACCAACAAAGGACTGGGCTCCTGATCTCATCAGGAAACTTAGTCAAGTTCTTGAAACCATTTAGTCTCAGAAGATCCACATCTATTCTCCCTCTTGAAACCTCCATCAGGCCATACCTAGATTGTAGGATCGCGTTGAGAGTGTGTTCTTTCGCTTCCAAGGATATCATTGTCATCCAGTTAATCATTCTCCTAACCCATCTGATTTCCGGAGTAACTCCAACCCCTGCCGTGAAGAACTCTATTGAGAGATCGGTCTTTTCAACTAGAGCAATTGTGTGAGAGGCAATCACTAAATCCAGATTCACCCAACTGTTCAACATGAAAGGATGGATTGTCCTAAAATCAGTAAAACTCCAC